CCGATCCGCTGGTGTGAGCACTGTCCCGGCCATGCCGCGTATCGAGTCAGACCTGCCCCGCGTCGGGCAAGCGAAATCTTGCGGATTCTGGGTATATATAGTGCCAGGGTCGAATATTGTCCGGTCACGCCCGAAGCAGCGGGCACGCTCACCAACCGGACGCCCTGCCTGGCGCAGTTCGATCCGCTCAGCATAGGCCCGGGTCTCCACCGGCTGCCCGACAGCGCTCACCGCCACGGAATACCTGTTGTTCTCGAACCGCACGAGGAAGGTTTTGGAGACTGAGGCGGGCACAGCGTGGAACCGGTCGAAGCGCCCGGTGTATCGCACCAGCCTGGGACGCGCGGCCTCAAACATCTCCCAGACCGTTCGGTCGTGTTGTTTAGGGTGGCGATGGGCCTTAGCATGCGCGACGCATTGATCAAGGAACCAGGCGTTCATCTCCTCATAGCTTTTCACCCGTGACCGCGATGTGAAGAAGCGTTCCCGGACCGGGCCGACCTGGTTCTTAACCAGTCTCTTCTCCCAGCCTGAGGCCACAGGATGAACCAGATAATCATTGCCAGTTTGCAAGGGTCGGCGTTTGCAAGCGCGCTCACGCCCGACAAAGATCGTATCAACAGCCGTCTTCATATTGTCGCAGATGCGATGGGGGCAGGCACCTTTGAAGAAGGCGAACGCCCGATCGCGCGCGTCGAACACCCTCTCCTGCGTCTCGCGCGGATAGGCACCGACGAACAGCATCCGGCTGCGGCACATCCGCACATGCGCCACGTTCACCGTCACGCTCGTGTTGTTGATCAGCGCGGATCTCGTGGCGCCAGTCGAACTGATACGGCTCGCCGGGCGCGAAGCTCAGCCGAACATGGTCCCTCCGACCGCACAACTACTTTTCGCGATGCCCGCAGTTCCCGGCAAATTGCTTTGATCGGCTTGCCGTGCACAAAATACTCCGTCGGATTTTTGCGACCGTCTCCACCACCAGCATCCTGATCCAGGCTCCCTTCCTTCCAGGGAGCCGTCGCGAATCCCACCTTCAGAGGGGTCCCTATTGGACGCCGATTACTCCTCCAAGGGGGCCCTTTTTCCCACGCCGGATCACAGAATGAGCCGATACTGTCGAGTTAGACAGGTAGTAGTCGGGTGCATCGTCCCTTTCGGCCGGCGCGAAAGATGAAATCGACGATTGCACCTATGCTCGGCAATCTGGCGGACTTTATCACCATTTCAAGTTCCCACAGTTCCTCGACCGCGTCGGCAGCGCCGGCTAAGGCAGGATCGTCACCGGTGAGCAGCAGAATCGGCAGGCTGCGGTCGTACTTCGCGACAGTCATCATGACGTGACACCCATCTTGCCCTTGACAATCCAGGTGAGCCACGACGGCCATTGGATGATAATCCCGCAGCGCTCCCGCAAGATCGTGTTCACTGGGAAACCTCTCAACGGCGATATCAAGAAAGTCACATATTGGCTGTAACGCCGCGGCGATTGCGTCCCCGTCCTCAACTACCAACAGCAGCGGATGCCGCCGAATCAGCTCTATGTTGGCAGCGCTATCCGTGGAACCGATCTCGATCAATTGCTGCATATAGGTCATTGTTACCTCCAAAATCATCCAACCTCGGGCCTTGCGGATAAGATTTAGCCCGTTAGCGACATCCGTGAGTGTGCGACCAAAGCGTCGCTTGTTAAAGTATACCAACGATCAGTTCACTGTCAGTTTCTGGGAAAAAACCGTGAATGTCCGTGAATAGAGAGGGATAGCCGGCTGCTAGCCCCGAAATAAGATGACAGACCAATGACAGCGCCCCGATATGAGCGTTCCCACGATTCTTTCGTCGCTCTCCGAGCGCGTAACCCGTCCCAGAAACTCCATCGTGATGGAACTCCCTGCTAGAACGGGGCGAGTCGCCTTGCCCACGAGATCTCCTGCGGAGCCGACCTTACCTCGCAGCACGGCAGTGCTCTGGAAAGGGTCGAAAGCAAACGTATCACTACCTATGGACATCAGCCCTACGACTCCAACCCCACATCCAGGGTCAGAGGGGGTAACCGGGCCCACCCAGCGCCCCTCGAGCCCAGCCCACGGCAGCACCCGCCCGGATTGCAGGCGCTCACCCGCGTCCCCAGTGCAGGCAACCAGAAGCCACAGACAATTAAGGCTAACGGCCACACCTAATGGCGAACGCCCAAGGCTAGGAAAAAAGGCTTGACCGAACACCCCAATCTCCTGTATAAGTTTGCCTACGATGGCGAGATTAGGACGCAGTGCCAGTCCACTGCTCCGACGGCGTTCTTTGTACACCGCAAGCGTAGTCGGTAGCTGCGCTGGCCTCAAGAATATAAAGAACCAGCACCGACCGGCACACATTTTAGCCGGCGCCAGTATCGACGCTTCGGGCCGAGCCGGCCGTAAGTCGCGTAATCATGAGTAACTCAGCCGACCCGGTCCGACGCGAGGAGCCCCGGATCTGGTACGAGGCCGAACGCCCCCAAGTGCATCGGACGGTGGCGCGATGGTAATCCCCCCAGATCAGACCCGTCGCAACTTGTTGGAATGGGCCGAGATAGCGATCCGCGGTTGTGGCCAGAACCCGGCAAAGCATCATCGCCTGCTCATGGATGAACTGGAAGCACTCAGTCGTGGAGATACAGATCGACTGATGGTGCAGATGCCACCGGGATCGGCGAAATCAACCTATACATCGATCCTTTTCCCGGCCTGGTGGTTCACACAACATCCAAGAGACTCGATTATCGCAGCATCGCACACTGCAGGCCTTGCAATGTATTTCGGGCGACGGGCCCGCTCCGTTATAGTAGAGGAAGCGCAATCGCTCGGATATGGCATAGCGGTCCAGGATCGCGCTAATGCGCACTGGTCAACCTCGTCGGGCGGAGAATATTATGCGGTCGGTATCCGCGGAGCGATGATTGGACGTCGGGCCGATCTGGCGATAATCGACGATCCAGTTAAATCACAAGCCGAGGCGGACAGCCTTATCCATCGGGACCGGATTTGGGAGTGGTTTCGTTCGGACCTAATTCCGCGCTTGAAGCCGAAGGCCCGCATTGTGTTGATTATGACGCGCTGGCATCAGGACGACCTTTGTGGCCGCTTACTTGAACAAGACCCAAGTGGATGGCGTTGCTTGAAGCTGCCAGCGTTAGCGGAGGAGGAAGATCAACTGCGCCGTTCCCCTGGCGAGCCTCTCTGGCCGGAATGGGAAGACATCCAAGGGCTATTGCGTCGTCGCACATCCGTCGGCGAACGCGCATGGCTGGCGCAGTTTCAGCAGTCGCCGCGGCCTGCCTCAGGAACATTGTTCAAGGTCCCCTGCCTGGAGTTCATAGATGTGCCACGGCCCGACCCATCTATCCCCTGTGTGCGGGCATGGGATCTCGCCTCCACAGCAGTCACAGGGCGCAACGACCCCGACTGGACCGTTGGCGTCAAACTCACTCGGCATGGATCGGGACGGTACACGATCCTGGATGTCGTACGGTTGCGCGGGAGTCCCCATGAAGTGGGAGACATCATCGCAACAACCGCACGGGCCGACGGACGTGGCGTAACCATCGGTCTTCCCAAGGATCCGGGCCAAGCGGGCAAGAGCCAAGTCACCTATCTTACCGCACAGCTCGCCGGCTTTCATGTGGTTTCGTCGCGTGAAACCGGTGCAAAGGCGACCAGGGCAGCCCCGGTTGCTGCTCAGCTCGAGGCTGGCAACATTAGTCTTGTTCGGGCGAACTGGAACCACGCATTTATCGAGGAATTGCGTGATTTTCCCTACGGCCGCAAAGACGACCAGGTCGATGCGTTGTCGCGCGCTTTTATGATGCTGTTGGATATTGGCCTCCCGGCTCGGGCTCTCGCGGTCCCATACATAGAGCGATGATTCCGAAGACAGACCTCGCTGCTTAAACACTAGATAAAAGGCTAAGATGTTCGACACGATCTGCAATCTGATCCCTCGTGACCCTGATTATTCGTCACGGACGCGAATGCTCGACATCCTACATCGGGTCCTGGACGGAACACTGTATGACGTTTTGCCATATCACTTCCACGAAGAGCGCAGCCCTGGAGGCGATTATATTCCACTCCGCAATCGCCGGCCTAGCGTACGCTACGGTCTGTCCCGCGTCGTCGTCGAGGATAGCGTGTCCCTCCTGTTCAGCGAGGGCCACTTTCCAACCATCGACTGCCCAGATCCAGACATCCTGTCGGTTCTCTCGGACATTACCAAAGAGGCGCGTCTGAACCAGGTTATGATAGAGGCAGCGATTCGTGGGTCGGTAGGCTCTGTCGTAATTCTTATGCGCGTCCTTCGCGGACGTGTATTCTTTCAGGTGCTGGATACCACATATCTCGTGCCAGTCTGGGATACAGCGACCCCGGACTCTCTATCACGGGTCATCGAGAGATACAAGGTCCCTGGGCAGAGACTGGTCGAAAGCGGCTACGAAATTCCCGCTCCTGAGATCGACTATTGGTTTGAACGTCAGTGGGACGCTGAACATGAAACATGGTTCATTCCGATTGCCGTCGATAGCGCGAATGTATCAGAAGTAGATCTGCGGCGGAGTGTCAGACATGGTCTTGGCTTTGTACCAATGGTGTGGGTACGGAACCTACCTGGCGGCTCGGCGACCGGGGATCCAAATGAGGGAGCCTGCACATTTCGGGCGGCGGTTGAAACACAGATAGAGATCGACTATCAACTCAGCCAAGCAGGTCGCGGGTTAAAGTACAGCAGCGATCCAACCCTATTGATCAAAGAGCCGGCTACCAGCGACCTCCAGATCGTCAAGGGCGCAAGCAATGCACTTGTAGTAAGCGAAAAGGGCGACGCGAAACTACTTGAAATCGGCGGCACGGCATCCACGGCAGTCATGGAGTACGTAAGAACCTTGCGCGAGCTGGCCTTGGAAAGTGTGCATGGGAACCGCGCCAATGCCGATCGTCTAACGGCCGCCCAGTCAGGCCGGGCTCTCGAACTCATGAACCAGGGTCTGTTATGGCTCGCTGATAATTTGCGCATAAGTTACGGCGAAACTGCTTTGCTCCGCCTCGCGCGGATGGTCCTGCACGCATCAAAAGTGTACCGATTGCGAGTGATGGAAAGAGACGTGCCGGACCTCGACACATCCGCGCGTTTGTCGATTAAATGGCCGCGCTGGTATCCGCCTACGGCTGATGACCGTCAGAAAGACGCACAAACCCTGACAACCCTTGTCTCGGCTGGCTTGATAAGCAGGGAAACGGCGGTAAAGGCCATCGCCGACACATTCGACATTGAAGACGTTCCCGGCGAGCTTGTTGGTATTGCAGCGGATCGCAACACTAGGATGGTTTAATGACAGAAGATGTGCCTGTGGCCGAGCCGAGCGCCAATCCTGTCGATGAGCTACGTGCTCGCGCGGAACTCCTTGAGCTCAAATTGTCCGACCTTCAACAACAGTCGGATACACGCTTGATCCGTGCCGAGATGAAGGCGGAAGCCATCCGCGCAGGAATGATCGATTTGGATGGCCTCAAACTGCTGGATCTTTCGACAGTGAAGCTTAATGAAAAGGGAGAGATCGATGACGCGCCAGGACTTATGGCGCAGTTCAAGAAAGCCAAGCCCTGGTTGTTCGGGACATCATCATCTTCGAACCCAATGAGCGCACCTTTGGCGCAGGCGCCGCGCCAAAAGCACGCAACTGAGATGACCAGGACGGAGTATGCTATCGCTCGAGCGGCGCTTCTCAGGCAGCGGCTTTAACATCAAAGCCGTACTTTCTCACGGTACATAAAAGGGGCCTTCTATGGGGATTCAAAATTTTCCACTAGCTTTGCAGCCGATCATTCAGCAGGGCTTTCTGGAACGTGAATTTGAGCAAGCGCTGCGTTCACGGCTTGGCTATCGAGCGTGCGCAGATAGAGAAGCGTTTGCTGTGGGAATCGGTGAGACCCTCACCAAGACGCGGGTCGGGCTAAAGCCGACTGTGACAACTCCCCTGGCACCCGCCACGAATACAAATTTCGACAACGGCCTGACGCCGACCACGTGGAGCGTGGAACAATACACGATTACAATCAATCACTATGCGGCGACAACAGACCTAAACATGGTGACCGCCAGAGTCGGGATCGCCTCGCAATTCCTGCAGAACGCCTATGTCAACGGCGAGCAAGCCGCACGCAGTCTTGACGAACTAGCCCGAAATGCTCTATTCAACGCGTATTTTGGAGGCAACACACGTGTGGTCACTACGCTTAGCAGCGCTGGCCCATCGGTGTCAGTTGACGATATCCGTGGTTTTCAAACTGCCTTTGTCAACGGCGTGCAACAACCGATCAGCAGCTCGAATACCCTGTCAGTCACGGTGGGTTCGGATACCTATACGCTGATAGGAGCTGCGCCAAATGGCACCGTTTCCACTGCTCCTAACGGTATATCTGGTGTATTGACGTTTTCGAATAACGTCCTCGTTAGTGACGGCACTGCCGGCAACACGGTAACCGCCGCGAATGCATGCGTGATTGTCCGACCGTCGCAACGCAGCAATACGTCACAGATCGTCGCGACAGATACGCTTGCAATGTCGAACCTACTCGATGCAGTATCGAAGTTGCGCATGAACGCCGTGCCCGAGATCGACGGCTCGTACAACTGCTACTTAGATCCGGTCTCTGCTCGACAGCTCTTTGCAGATCCCGATTTTAAGCAACTCTTCCAGGGCGCGACTTCAGCTAACCAGGTATTTCGCCAAGGAATGACCAACGATTTTCTGGGTCTAAGATTTATGCCCACTACCGAGGCATTCGTGCAGCCACACCCGACTATAGCGGGCCTCATGGTGCGCCGGCCAATCATTTGTGGACAGGGCGCGTTGGTCGAAGGCGACTTTGCTGGCATGGCCGCCGACGACGTAGCTCCCAAGGATTCAATTGTCGTCGTAGTCGATGGGGTGGCTATGGTTACGCGCGAGCCGATCGACCGGTTACAGCAGATCATCGCCCAGTCCTGGTATTGGATGGGGGGGTTCTGCGCTCCATCAGATACGACGACGAACTCGAGCACGATCTCCACTGCCACAAACGCGACCTACAAGCGTGCCGTGATGGTGGAGCATATCGGCTGATGCAGAAAGTTTAAGTGAAGATCTCAATCGGAATTGCTAACCCGCTTCCATCCAACGGGGGCTGAACATCTTCACAAAACTCACACCCATTGGTTTGTCTCAAGTAATGGGCTCGATAAACGGGAGTGACGGCGGCTACGGCTTATGAATAGCTAATCAGCCACACCCTCCAGTATCAGTTGATGCGCCAGCCTCGTCGTATTAGGTGTTATATTGCCGATCAACTCGATAATCACGTGTGCTGGTCTCTTGCTCGTCAGTGTTCCACCTACGTTCTCTTCCGCGCAACGATGAGTCGTACCTTCAATGACGATAACAGACGCCCAAAAGACTGATGCTCGGCGCTTTTGCGGGTATCCCGCATATGGTGCTGCGCCAACTGGGTTTGACAATTGGCGCTTCTATCAAGTCTTCGGCTTGCTGGAATTCCGCCTTAACAACCTATCTGATTCGGAAATGACCATCCTCCTACGCTATCTCGGAACGTTAACTGTCATGGAGATCGCTATCCCCCGCTCCGCTGACAATCTCGACACGGACACTGCAGCAGTGTGGACCAGGAACCGCGACGAACCGCGCGATCGAATGCGGCTATTCGACGAATGGCGTCGGCGCCTATGCGCGTTCCTCGGCATCCCGCCTGGACCTTGGCTGACTGACTACGGAATTACACTGGTGGTCTGAAATGGAATCTGCTCGACTCGAAGACCGCATTCGTTGGGGTCTGAATGTTGCAGCGCGAGCAATCGGCGCGCCGACCAGCGCATACCGACCATGCGGAGCCGGAAATCCACTCGCGGCTTGCAACAGATTTCTTCGGCTTCATGCGGCGTTCAGTGGTCTTGATGGGAAGTTTGCCCGGCCGAATGCGTATGGAACCGCCATTTGGTGCGGCGTGTTCGATGCCGCATACACGCGTCCCGGCGACTATCTCGTCCAGCAGGACGTTACTTGGTTTATTGCCGCGCAGCAGAACCTGCTGCCCGTTCTTTGCGTGCAGGCCAATCGGGTGGTCTCGTTTACTCGCCCCGCAGCGCAAACAAGCACAGGCGTGAACACATATGGCGGCGTGACGGCAGCAAATGTCATTCCACTCATGACTGACTGGCCTGCGAGCGTGCTGGTCGCGACGAGAGAAGGTCGCCCTCTCGCCGACCTACCCAATGATATCTCGGTCTCATATTGGACGGTCTTGATTCCAGTCTGCCTAGGTGTTGTTTTACAGACTGCCGATTTGATGTCCGATGATCTCGGGCGCAGCGGTATTGTTGCGACCACAGAACTGACTGATCTGGGTTGGCGATTGGCTGTGAGACAGGCGACGACCTGATGGCTGACCAGTCAGACGTGGAGAACGCGTTGGTAGCGCTGGCTGCAAGTGCTATATATCCGAACGGATCGGGCTCGCCGAGCCTTCCTGGGCCAAATTGCCGGATATATCGCGGATGGCCGAATTCGGCGGCGCTGAACGCAGATCTCGCAGCTGGCGTAATTAATGTCACAATCTTTCCACGGGGCGAGCCAGGACACAACACAAGCCGGTATTCGCAGCAATGGCATGGTTCCCCAACGCAGACAACGCTCACCGCATCGGTTTCTGGCGTCTCGGTCACTATCGGTGGCACCGCGGGTCCAGGACAGCTCGTTGGAATCCTAGTGAACCAAGCCAGTTACGTATATTGCTCCCAGGCCAGTGACACTCCGTCAACCGTAGCCGCTAATCTAGCAACGTCCATCCGCGCCGACTGGATTGTCAATATGTCAGGCGCCGTACTAACAATCCCCGGTGCTGGCACTGTACTTGCGCGTGTGGTCGCCAGCGCTTCAGTTATGCAGGAAGCGCGGCGGCAAAAACAGGAATTTCGTATTACGTGCTGGTGCCCCACCCCCGCTACTCGAGACGTGTCGGCATCGGCAGTTGATCTGCTGCTTGCCGGTTGTCAGTTCATTGACTTGGCCGATGGCTCCCAAGGTCGACTGCAATATCGTGGGACACTTGTGTTTGATCAATCCCAGGATGCACTGCTCTATCGCCGTGATCTCCTATACGACGTGGAGTATCCGACGATAATCACGGCTCTGCATCCTGCGATGCTATTCGGAGAGCTTGTCTTAAACGCCGGTACCTTCACTACCTAATCTTGGAGCCTTCATGGAAATGCATTTGGTCGTGGTAAGGCCGTTCGATGGTCTTTCGCGGGGTGACGTAATCACTGATTCCGCGCGCATCGCCACTATCCTTAGCGGCGAACGCGCCCATTATGTTGTCCGGGTAGCCGCACGCATGCCAGGAGGAGTCTAATATAAATGCCAATCGTTCAGCAGGGTAGCATCAATACGACGGCGCTTGTGGTGCCAGATCTTTACGTTCAGATAGTGCCGCCTCAGAACCTTGTCCTGAACGGGGTTCCGACCAATGTGCTTGGCGTTGTCGGCGCTGCGTCCTGGGGCCCCGTCGCCCAGCCCGTCATTGTCGCGACCATGGCAGATTATGCGCAGGGCTTCGGTCCGATTATTCCGAGAAAATACGACATGGGAACCCAAGTAGCCACCGCGGTTCAACAGGGAGCCCAGAATTTCCGTTGCGTTCGAGTGAGTGATGGTACCGACACGGCCGCGCAGACAGTTGTCCCGGGAACGACCGCCACGTTCACCGCACTCTATACGGGCTCGCTGGGTAACCAAGTCAAACTAACGCTGCAGCCAGGTTCCGGCGCAAACACCTGGCGATTGATAGCTGCGCTTCCGGGATTGCAGCCTGAGGTCTACGACAATATCAGCGGCACGGGGGCGCAGTTTTGGCTCTCCCTCGCCGCAGCGGTGAATCAGGGCCAAGGTCCGCAGCGTGGGCCGTCACAGCTTGTAATCGCCAGTGCTGGTGGTGCTACTGTGTCTCCAACGGCTTTCGCTACGACGCTTGGCGCCACCACGCCAGGCTCCGACGGCGGATCCAATGTATCATCCGCGCAATTGATCGGCGTGGACATTCCTCCCCGCACCGGAATGTACGCCCTGAGAGGACAGGGGTGCGGTATCGCCGTTCTGGCGGATTCGGACGATCCTGATCAATGGACAACCCAGGCGGCGTTCGGCCTCCAGGAAGGCGTCTATATGATCCTGACCGGACCAGCCGGCGACACAATCCAAAATGCTGTCGCTGTAATGCAGCAGACGGGTCTCGACAGCTATTCCGCAAAGTTAATGTTCGGCGACTGGTTGTGGTGGTCTGATCAAGTAAATGGTGCTATCCGGCTAGTCTCCCCACAAGGGTTTGCTGCCGGCCGGCTCGCAAACCTGTCGCCAGAACAATCGAGCCTGAACAAGCAAATTTATTGCGTTATCGGTAGCCAAAGGTCTGGCACCCCCGGCTCGGGTCAAAACACCTCCTACTCCGCCGCGGATCTGGCGGTGTTGCTCGGATCGGGAATCGACGTGATCTGTAACCCGCAACCTGGCGGAACCTATTGGGGCGTCCGCGGAGGCTTCAACTCGTCATCCAATCAGGCTACCAATGGCGACAACTATACACGCCTCACTAACTACATCGCTGCTACACTCGCCGCAGGAATGGGCCAGTACGTTGGACAAGTCATCAACGCCAACCTTTTCCTCAGCATTCGTTCCTGTCAGCTCTCGTTCCTGCAAAACATGCTTAGTCAGGGTCTGCTTGGCAGTACTGATGGAAGTCTGCCATTCACTGTGATCTGCGACACATCGAACAATCCGCCGAGCAGGACCGGCCTCGGCTACGTCCAGTCCGACGCGCAGGTACAATATCAATCGATCAACGAAAAGTTCATTGTTAACGTGGAAGGGGGACAGACGGTCCAGGTGTCCGTCCAGACCCTCCCCACCGGACAAGCGACTTAACGAGGTATGCCGATGTCATTTACAGCCTTCTCAGTTGGTCGCGACACTCAGCTTGTTGTGATGGGGCCAAGCGGGCGCGTCGACCTTGAGCACGTTACCGCTTTTGAAAGTCGTCAGCTGACTCAATCTGTGCGCGTTAGCCGGCTAGATGGAACCCAGTTGGCTGCCGAATTACCCAAAGGCTGGGAGGGAAGCTTCGAGCTCGAACGCGGCAACTCCACAGTCGAAGACTTCATCGCAGCGACCGAGCAGACATACTTTAATGGTGGCACTGTGGGCTCGATCACCATGTACCAGTATATTAACGAAACGGATGGATCGACGTCAACATACCAGTACGCTAGCGTTACGTTCAAGTTGGTCAACGCAGGGATTTGGAAGGGTGATAGCAGCGTTAAGCAGAAGCTAGAATTTTTTGGCGTCAGTAGGAGTCGCATTTGATGACCCCTTCAGCAACGATTGTGGCTAAAGCAACCGAATCGCGGTCCATTGTAGACAGTCTGGGCCGGCGCCTCACGCTACGGACTTTGACTGCGCTGGACAAGCTGCGAGTCTTTAAGGCAGCGGGACCAGAGCTCGCCCTCAATCAACCTTGGCTTGCTATGGCGATCCTCTGTAGCTCGGTGACTGCTATCGATGATATCCCCATTCCGCCGCCATCCTCAGAGACTCAGGTGGAGGCGTTGGTAGGTCGGTTGGGTGATAGCGGAATCGAGGCAATAGCCCAAAGCATCGAGGCATTGTCGGAGATCGACGAGAGCGAGCAGGTTACAAACGCGGGAAACTTGTTCGGCACCCCGAGCTGACCGATTGCCTCTATTTGGTCAGAAACGGGGTGCCGTTCGATGTCGCATTCTCGCTGCCATCTGATGAGCGCATGGCATACGTGGTCATATTTGGCATTCTGGATGGGCAAGAGTTCGATTGGAGGACGTTGCGATGGAGGCAGTCAGCATGACGTATAACCATCATATAACACGCTAATAGCGCCATACTGTGATCGACACGACCGCACTCGGCCCGATGCACCCGCGCGGCAGTAGCACATCCAGGCAAATACTCGCAACGCGCAACCAGCTCGAAATACTTAACAGGACGATTGTTAAGTCATCGATCAACCTATCCAGATTACGGTCCATCTCTGAACGCATAGTTGGACTCAAGGCCGGGCGACTACCCTGGGTCGCCCCGACCACCCTAGCATTCCAACCGCAGCGATCGACGAAGATGACGACCACCACGCTGTCAAGGACGCATCAAGTCGATTACCAGGACAATCCCTCACGAGCCTCCTCGGTGTCATTCCGTCAGCTTACAGTTTCGCGACCGCTCCAGGCGCTGCTGTCGCTACCCCGCCGAGTCTTAGCCGCGACGTCAAAAGCGCCCATTGTGCCAAGCAATTACACTTGGACAACACCACGTCAACAAGAGAAGCCAGCCAGCAGGGTAGTTAATGCGATCGCCCTATTGCCTCCCCAGCCCCACCGTGCTTCTGCGCGGCATCCGATAGCAATCGAAACTATCGTGCAAGCCCTTGCATCGCAGTTCTCTAGTTCTATGCGCGCTTTTGGACAACCTCACCCTTCGTCGGAGCGACATGGCTCGGCGAGACGTCGATTGCCCGCTGCGGTCGCGCCGTTCGGCTACAGCCATCCTAGTAGTAGGCGATTGGGCGGTTTTGCTCAGCATCTAAGCAGATTCTCAGAAACGATTTCGACTGAGTTCCCATCGCGGGCGACGGCGGCATCTCACTCAACGACAATGCGGAGAAATCCAAGTTACATCAAAGATGAGTATGATAACGGAAATAGCACGGGCCGAGGCGATCTGCACCTAGAAGGCTCCGTCTTGGGTCGCTGGCTGACCCAACACTTGACCCGTGAGATCATCCGTCCTCGCGCGGGTATCATCACTGTCGATCCGCGAATTACACCGTCGTGGGGCGGGCCGTCTCTCTTTACGTAACGATCCCCCGGATGTTCCCGTAAAATCTTATCTATGCTTGATTTTTCAGCTTCCGCGACGACGGTACCTGACAAGGGATCACCCATCGCCTGCGATGTTGGATCGCGAACGCGTCGACCGCGAAGCCACTCCCAGCGCCACCGAATCTCATACCGAGCGAGCCAACCTGCGGGCCAGCAACATCTCGGAGGCGACGTAGAGGAACGAGGTGGTTCCGGCGATGGTCCCCTCGAAGTCCCTGGCCAGTCGAGGGCTCCGGTTGAGCCAGGCGAAGAAGCGCTCGACGACCCCGCGGCGCGACGGCAGGGCGAAATCCATCTGATCCGGCAGCGTGCGCACGATCTCGACGACGGTGCGCATGGCCATTCCAGAACAAGCCGGAGGTCGCGTTGCAGCAGATAGTTCAGATGCTGGCCAGCGGCGGACCGCCAGCCGTGGTGTCGGCCGACCCGGCCTATGGAAACGACGGCAAGTTGCGGGCCCGGCATCAGTGAACTCGGGCTGCGTTATGTCATGGGCATCCTGCCCAGCACGACGGTCTGGCGGCCCGGCGAAGCGCGGAGTGGCCGGCTCGCCAAGCGATTGCGCCGCGACGCGGCTCATGAACCGGCCTCGACCAAGGCGTTGGCCATGGAACTTGTCCCCTAAGCCCGCCAGACGATCGCGTGGCGGGACGGCAGCAACACGTCGCTCACCTCGCGTTTTGCCAGCCTGCGAGTGCGTCCGGCGCATGGTAATGCCAAACGCAGCGAACCGGCCCCCGAAGAGTCACTGCTGATCGAATGGCCGGAAGGCGAAGCCGAACCGAACCGCTACTGCTCTTCACCCTGCCAGCCGATGCCCCGTTCGAGCGCATGGTCGATCAGGCCAAGCTGCGCTGGCGGATCGAACGCGACTATCTCGAACTCAAGCAAGGGATCGGGTTCGGCTACCACGAAGGACGCGGGTGACGGGGCTTCCACCACCAAGCGAGTCTTTGCATTGCCGCCTGCGGGTTCCTGATCCCCGAGAAGGAGACGAATCCCCCTCAGGACCTGCCGGCGCCCGGCGTTGCATGCAATCCGCCCTTCCCGCCGGTTACCGACCCATAGGTGCTGCCGCTACGGTCACAACGCCACATGCCCAACCTGATCGCCACTCTACGCATCTGTCTGGCGCGCACGCTGCTACAGGCCTTGCTGCGATGTCCCCGCTGTAACAGCTTCCGTCAGAGACAAAACGCACGCAATGAATGACGCACTAGGATTAGGAGTACATTAATGATCGTCGTGCGGGGCAGAGAATGTCGGGTGTAGTGCTGGTACTTGGTCCGGTCGCCTTCAAGGATTTTGAAATCCCGGCGGGTATCAATTTCGGAGGACGACAGCTCCTTGCAGTACATCAACTGACGGGAGGTCGACGGATAGTTGACAGCATTGGTGCGAGTGAAACAGAAATCATGTTTTCGGGCTCGTTCTCCGGAGCAGATGCCACGTTGCGCGCCCGAGTGTTGAATTCGCTTCGCGTCGCAGGTGGCGTCTTGACCCTGACCTGGGACGTCTTCTTTTACACAGTTATTCTGACCCGTTTTGATGCGAATTATCAGAACCCCGTATGGATACCGTACCGGATTTCCTGTACTGTCATACGCGATGAGGCCGCCGCTGCAATTCTTCCTGCGATCTCCCTCAGCAATTCCGTCTTGGCTGATCTAGGGCTCGCTGCTGGCCAATGTGCTAACCTTGGTATTAACTTGACGGACGCCCAAGACAGTTTAGCAGATCCTGATGCCACTACCGTCGGAAGCGCCGGGTACGTAGCAGCGCAATCGAGCATCAACCTTGCGCAGACCGCTATCGATACGCAAATCAGGATTATCGAATCCGCTTTTCAGACCGCTATTGCGGCAGACACGGGCTCAGCTGGGCCCTTGATAACAAACCTTATTGTATCTACAACCGCCGCCGGGCAATTGGCAGACCTAACGAGTGCTGGCGCCTATGTCGGTCGCGCCGCGCGCAATCTCTCGAACGCGAGCACCTGATATTGAAGACGATCACAGTTAGCAGTGGCAACCTGTTTCGTATTGCAGCGGAGCAATTACATGACGCCACGCAATGGCTAAGGATTGCTCAGCTAAATGAACTTAACGATCCCATGCTTGTGGGTGTCGTAACCTTGTTGATCCCTGATCAGGACCCGAGGGGGGGTGGTGGCATTGCTTCTCAATGAACCTCAACTCTCTCATCGAGAGCCCAGACTTCGCCTTCTGGTTAATGGTCAAGAGCTGATTGGCGCGTACGAGGCGGAAATTACTTCTACCAGTCATTACGGTTCCGACCACTTCGACGCAGTCCTTGGGCTCGGCCCTGACCCATGGGCAGATCTAGGCTTTTGGTCGTCTGAATCGGACATTCTGATCGACGTTCAGTTGGGTCTTGATGGTGGGGCGAGTTTCACAAGCGTCATTCAGGGTTTCGTCGACACGGTTTCGATCGATTCAATTGGCGGTATTGTGCATATCAGCGGTCGCGATTTTACTGCGGCGATGATAGAAGCTCAGACCCAGGAAGCCTTCTCCAATCGGACTTCAAGCGAGATCGCTGCGATCTTTGCGCAACGTCACGGCCTAGTACCTTGTGTCGTTCCAACAAGCACTCCAGTCGGCCGCTTTTACCAGAGCGATCATGAAGGTCTAACTCTAGATCGGTTTTCTAAAACGACAACCGAGTGGGATCTCCTAGTATATTTGGCACGACAAGAAAGCTATGATGCGTTTGTGTCCGGAAGTGACCTTTATTTCCAGCCGACCGCGCAGATGTCAGCGATCACCCAAGTGCTGTATCCAACCGACATGATGGAGCTTCGACTGGAGCGCTCGCTAACACTTGCGCGGGACATCCAGGTCACAGTACAGAGCTGGAATACCCTTCAAAACATGGCCTTTAGCGAGTGCGTCTCTAGTGCTATAGATGTAATCTCATTGGGCGGCTCCGATGCCGCTGCAAACTCACCACAGCGGTATGTTATCATACATCCCAATTTGACGCCGGACAAAGCATTAGCAATCGCACGTCAACGCTTGTCTGAGCTATCCCGCCATGAGCGGGCAATTGAATTCTCAATGCCAGGAGAACTTACGCTTACTCCTCGTAGTACAATTCAGCTGGACGGTACCGGGACAGATTTTGATCAGGCCTATTATGTAGATTCGATCAAGCGTACATTCCGAATACGATCTGGATTCGTTCAGCGGATCCGAGCCAGTAATAGCTCACCGAGAACAGAGTTGGTTTCCAATACTGAGAGTTAAAATGGATCAGTTCCTGAACGTAATGAAGATGCACGCAGACGCCCTTGTCCAGACTCAGGCCCAACCACGGTTCGGTACTATCACATCTGTCGATCCGAACACAGGGACGGCGCGATTGACGCTCCAACCCGAAGGCGTCCTGAGCGGCTGGCTTCCTATCTTGTCGCCTTGGGTAGGCGCCGGCTGGGGAATGATATGCCCTCCAGCTCCAGGAGATCAGGTGCTTGTGGTCGCTCAGGAGGGAGCGGCTGAACACGGGATAATTGTTGGGCGCATATTTTCGAGCCAGCAGTGTCCACCAGCCGCTCCTTGCGGGGAAATGTGGCTGGTACATCAGACAGGTTCCTACCTCAAACTGCTCAACGACGGGACCGTTCGGGTCGGCGGCGATTTGCACGTTAGTGGAGACGTTTACGACAGTCAGGGCTCTCTGTCGCGATTGCGAGACCACTATGATGCTCATACGCACACTGACTCCCGCGGTGGCGTAACAGCTACGACTAGCCAGCCAGACTAGAAGCACAATGGCAGACCTCTTTCACCAGTGGGGATCTGATCTGGGATTCGGTCCAACCGGCGATCTGGCTATCGTTACTGGCCCAAGTCTCGGCCAGCAACGTGTCTTGCGACGACTCCTTACCAGTCTGCTCGACTACATATGGCAGCCAGCTTACGGCGCCGGCCTGGCTAGCTTCATCGGACAGCCGGCAAACGTTTTGCAAATTCGAGCCACGATCCGTAGCCAGATCTTCAAGGAAGAGACTGTGGCGCAAAATCCAGAACCGACTATCGACGTGACACTCAACCCCGGAGGCGCTGCTGGAGATGTGTATGTGCATATTCTCTATGTCGATGCGCAGACCGGCCAGACTCAGGTTCTGAGCTTTCCTGTGAGTGCATAACCGATGCAGCTTTCACTTCAGACATTTACCAGTCTTGTACAGGGCATGGCTGCGGCCGTCCAGGCAGCCGCGACCCAGCTCCTCGATCTGACCGTTGGCTCGACGCTTCGAGCAATATTAGAAGCGACCGCTTCGATTGCACTGTGGATGCAATGGCTAATCTTGCAGGTACTACAGATGACACGGGCGGCGACGAGCAGTGGAGCCGACCTCGACAGTTGGATGGCTGACTTCTCCCTGGTACGACTACCGGCGAGCCCGGCATCGGGAGTGGTTACCTTCTCCCGGTTCAACTCCAGCGCTCCCGCACTAGTCCCGGTAGGCGCTCTTGTACGGACCGCCGACGGTACCGAGACTTTCGTGGTTACTAAGGACGCGACCATAGCGGGATGGAGTCAGGCACAGAATGGCTACGTCATTGGCGTAGGGACTTCCTCAATCGTTATACCAGTCATAGCACAGGCTGCTGGAACATCCGCTAATGTGCAGGCCACAGCTATATCCGTTCTTGCGTCCGCGCTGTCCGGTGTGGATAGTGTTTTGAATGCATCTGCGTTTGTAAATGGTATCGACGCCGAGTCGGACGCTGCCTTCAGGCTTCGGTTCCAGAGCTACATGGCAAGCCTATCGCGGGCAACACTTGTGGCGATAGGGTACGCAATCAGCACCGTTCAGCAAGGATTGAGCTATACAATACAAGAAAACCAGTCCCCTTCGGGAGTAGTCCAGCTCGGGAACTTCGTGATTGTCGTTGACGATGGCTCAGGATATCCATCTGCTACACTGTTGTCTATGGTCCAACAGGCTGTCGAGGCGATTCGCCCAGTGGGATCGACATTTGGCGTTTTTGCGCCGACGGTAACACAAGTGAACATTTCACTTACCATCGCAGTCTCTGGCGGTGCTAGTGCGACTCCCCCCATATCGCAGGTCGTTGGTGCAATTGGCGCATATGTCAATGCTCTCCCTGTTGGCGGTCCGCTTCCTGTTACCAAAATTGCACAAATTGCCTATATGTCGAGTCCAATCATAAGTAACGTGACCGCAATTCTGTTAAATGGTCAAGCTTCCGATATTGTCGTTCCGCTTTCTGGAGTGGTCAAGATTGGCGCGGTGGTAGTAAGTTGACATGATAGGCGATCAGCAGGACATCCTGTCTCGTTTGAAACAGGTCCTACCGCTGCGTTGGTTCCCGGATGAAACACCCGTACTTGACACGTTGCTGAATGGCGTGGCATGGGCATGGGCATGGGTCTACGAGCTCTTGCAGTACGTCATAACACAGGCACGGATTTCTACAGCCGAGACCGCCTGGCTGGACTTGATAGCAACAGATTTCTTTGGATCTGGCCTCGACCGGCGCGTAGGCGAAAATGACGACTCATATAGACACCGTATCTTGGTAGAGCTAATCCGAGAACGAGGGACGCGGCAGGCTGTCATTTCGTCACTTCTCGATCAAACCGGTCGGCCTCCAGCGGTGTTCGAGCCGGCGAACACTTTGGATACCGGCGGCTACGGCAGCATCAGTGGCCATGCCAGTGGGATCGCTTACGGAACGGCAGGCGGCTGGGGAAGCCTGAACTTGCCATTCCAATTCTTCGTCACAGCCTATCGGCCGGTAAGCGTGGGCATCGGGTCCGTGTCGGGGTGGGGATGTGGCGGAGGAGGTTACGGTCTGGGTTCACTAGAATACGCAAACCTCATTATGATGCAGGGTCAAGTTACGGATGCCGATATTTGCGCTTCAATTACCGATATACTGCCGGTTGGGGTCATAGCTTGGACCCGAATAAGCAGCTAGCATTTCCGCTTGGCAGCGAGAGGACTATATGGACCGGAATTTAGTTTATCCAGGAAGCATCCCGCTCGACACCGATCTGCTCTCGGTCAATCGTAACGCGATGATCGCACTGGGATACCTAGCACAGGCTATATTGGGCACTGGCCCTGTCGTGGACGGACTAGCTTGCACTCCCACATCCCCGGCGTCCATGACCATAACCGTTGGCCCGGGTACAATTACTCAGCTGTCGGTGGTCGACATGCTTCCGTATGGTTCCATGCCAGCAGACACAACAGACCCTTTACTCAAGATTGGTATCAATATATCGCCAACGAACTTCACAGTCGTTGCTCCGACCACATCGGGCCAATCGGCGAATTACCTTATCCAAGCAGCATTCCAGGAAAGTGACGTCGATCCAATTGTTCTGCCCTACTACAATGCAGCCCAGCCATCTCAGCCATATAGTGGCCCCGCCAATTCCGCGGTTGCTCAGAACACACTGCGTACGCAACGTGTTGAACTGGAGATGAAGTCTGGTGCGCCGGCTATTTCCGGGACACAATCGACCCCTCCTGTCGACAATGGCTGGACAGGGCTCTATGTTATCACTGTTTCGTACGGCCAAACATCCGTCGGATTAGCGAACATCTCCACGCTTCCGACGGCACCATTTCTCGCATGGAAGCTGCCGTGGCTACGCCCCGGCTTTGGATCCGGTATTCAAAGCTTTACTACGTCCGGAAATTTCGTCATTCCAGCAGGTGTCACGCAGGTAGAGGTCGAAATCTGGGGAGGCGGAGCAGGCAGCTACGCATCCGCATCCGGAGCAACTAGCGGCATCGCCTCAGGCGGTGGTTCGGGCGGAGGCTATGCACGAAAGCGGGTTACCGGTCTAACGCCAGGCCAGTCTGTTGCCGTCGTCGTCGGCGCTGGCGGTAATTATGGAACAGTGGGCGGTGGCGCGACTTCAGGTGGCACGTCCAGTTTCGGGCCGTACGTTAGCGCGACCGGTGGCAGTCTCAATTATCTCGCGAGCGCCTCAAGCCCCCAGAACGGTGCTACGCCTGCGGGAATTGGCGTCGGTGGAGATGTCAACCTCGCTGGGTCTGCCGGTCAAGCGGCCGTGCTGAACCAAGGAGGAATGGGCGGGGCTGCTCCAATGGGCGGAAGCCAGAACAGTGGAACGACCGGCGTTGCCGGGGTGTTTCCAGGTGGCGGCGGAGCGGGAGCCGGCACAGGCGCCAATGGCAATACGTCATACACTGGCGCCCCCGGGGCATCCGGGTTAGTAGTCGTAAGGTGGTGATATGCGGACTTATGCAAGAGTTGAAGATGGGCGCGTGGTCGAGTTAATAACAATAGACTCGGATATTGCGATCATGTTCCACCCCGCGTTGCACTGGATTGAGGCCTCCACCGCGAGCGGAATAGCGGAAGGCTGGACCTATGATGGGTCAGTCTTTTCGAAGCCCGCAGTGGTCGAAACCGTGGCGCCAACGTTGTCTATTTCCGAGATACAGACCCAGCTGAAGATGCTCTCGGCTCAGCTCTCGACCTTGACCAGGGCCACTTAGTTTGTGTCTTTTTGAGTGAAGCTACGCTTGGTTCGTTAGGGCCGGTATAGCTGCATCCGACACGTATTAGTGTTCGTATACTCTGCAATCGGCCGGCACCCGCGAGATTGGGCGCGTGGCTCAGAAGCTTCAGAAGGGTGTCATGGCCACTCCAGCTGTTCACATATCGAAGCCCAGCAGCGCACGCACTGTTCTCCTCGATGCCTTCATTCCTGTGCCTCGTGGGTCCATCGCAGTTGCCCCACCCCCATTGAACTGGCCAACTAAAGACCCCAATGATGTCCTCGATTATCAGCTTAATATATCTCCGGCGTTGATAGGGAACGAAGGAGATTCAATCGCAACCCTAGATGTAACCATAGCTCCTGGCAACCCTGGCGATTTGACGCTAAACCAAGCGCTGGCAGACGGCCCTTCAGCGGTATTATGGCTATCCGGAGGACAGGCGGGGACAGTTTATACCGTTACAGTTGTAATTTCTACTATCAATGGAAGGGCGCTGCAACGCAGCGTCTTGCTTCCGGTTCTTTTTCTCTCGGTACCTCCAGTCCCGCCTAATGCGGTCGATATAGCCACAGGTGTGGTTCTGACTGATCAAAATGGCAACCCGGTACTCACCTGACCGAGATGCGATCGAGTTTGAAGCTGCTTAATTGTATGCCATCATATTCTAGTGGCTCCCGTTCCCAGTTTATCATCCGGGAATTGCGGTTGGAGTAGGACCAAACATGCCGACGATCGACCAACTAGCCCCGGCAACTGCGGCGGCAGATACCGACGAACATATCGTCAGCCAGGCAGGCACGGCGCTAAAAATGACGCGCGCCCAGATCCTAGCCGGAGTTCAGCCGCAGTTGGCACTTCAGAGTGGCACCCTTCTGGGGCGCAGCAGCGCCGGAACTGGCGCTCCCGAATCGCTGGCGGTAGGTGCAAATCTTACCCTGTCTACCGGCACACTATCGGCATCTGCGATGCCCTACGTAATAGGTGCATTGCCCGCCGGCACAGTCCCTGCTCCAGGTGACCTGATCCCGTTGAGTCAGGGAGGCACCAACAGTGCAGTGCCGTATAGCCAATTTCTGAGTGGCCTACCCGAAATTGCCAACGTAGACGCATCCCAGATGCTCCTCACCGCGACGGGTTCCACGACCAGCGTGAAGCTGGCTGACTTTGCCGCAGGGGTCTTGCCGATCGCGGGCGGCTCGATGACTGGACCCTTGACCCTTCCTGCTATTCCAACTGCACCACTCCAAGCGGCCGCCAAGACTTATGTGGACAGCCAACTGGCCACCGCCTTGCCGAGAGCAGGGGGAACCCTCTCAGGGCCGCTGACCCTGGCAGCGGATCCTGCCGCAGCGCTTCAGGCAGCGACGAAGGAATACGTCGACACGCGCATATTTCGATCTGGAGACACTTTAACCGGCGGTCTGATTTTGGCGTCGGACCCGGTTTCCGCCCTACAGGCTGCGACGAAGCATTACGTGGACAATCAGACTGCAACAAACTTGCCCATTTCCGGTGGCACCTTAACCGGACCAGTCACGCTTGCGGCCAATCCTACGGCCGCTTTGCAGGCTGCTCCCAAGCAATACGTTGACGCGCAGGTTGCGACAAGCCTTCCCCTTTCCGGGGGGACAGTAAGCGGACCTATCGTACTTTCAGCCAACCCTACAACTGCATTGCAAGCAGCACCCAAGCAGTACGTTGACGGACAGATTGCGACGGCTCTACCTATCAGTGGTGGAACGTTGACCGGGCCGTTGACGCTGGCAAATGCGCCAACAACTCCCTTCAACGCTGCCACCAAGCAGTACGTCGACTCCGCCTCTGGAGGCATGACGGGCGTAATCAACGTCAAGTCGGCGCCATATAATGCCCAACTTAATGGCACTACAGACGACACGGCAGCTTTCCTCTCAGCCTACCAGGCCGCCCCGCCCGGTTCAGTGATCTACGTGCCGAATGGCGTAACAAACATACAGAACCCCAATACCTGGGGCATTGCTCTCACGAAATGGATCAAATGGATCGTCGATGGCACGACATTGTCAAACGGAACGTCGCTGGCAGACTCGATCCCCGGTGGCGTAGGACCCGCTAGCCTGGTCTTGCCGGGAGTAGTCGTCGGCAACAGCAACGTTAGTGCCGAGGTTTCTCAAGGTGCGTCGCAAGCTACCGACTTTGCAGTATCGCGCTCCGCATACATAGTGAATCACACTGGAGGACCTACGACCGGGGTGGTATCCGCCAATGCGCGAACCGATACAATTATCTATAATAGTCCGAACAACTACATCTGGGGCGGTATTGACCGTTTGCTTTGGTGCGGCACCCAAACTGGGTCCGCAAGCGCGCCAGCGCAGCACATTGGGCGTTACGTGCAGACGGTACGGCAAACTGTCGGCACGAGTTCGACCGGCGCCGCGCTGCCACAACCGCAACTGTGGGCGTCATATTTAGAATATCGTGATACGACAGCACAATTATCGAGTGTCACGAATGCTGGCATTACCTCGGAGATGAACTGGTTCGGCAATGGCCCGGACGATGGCAACAATCGGCAAATTCAATCACTTGTAATCGGTCAGAATAATCTTTCTGGGACGCCTGTCCAGATCTCGACTGTAGTAGGCGTATATCTTGCGTCGGGCAGTGCGGGGTATGCATACACCGTGCTCAGGGTCTGCATTCCTTTTTCGACGTCGGTCTTGGACACTACGAATGCGACGCAAATGACTGGAGCTGCGGCGATACGCTTAGCCGCAGGTCACGCGATCGCCTTCGAACCAACCGCCAGCTATCGCCTAGCGTTCGATAGCACGACAAGTGTTCTCCGGTGGTATCAAGGTGCACTGTCCTATGTGATCGGAAAGGGGCTCAGCGTAGGGTTTCAAACAGTCTGCACCGCCAGCACGACTTTGCCCAACTACACTGCCGGGAACATTGTCTTTCTGGCCGGTATAAGCACCTATACGGTCACTCTCCCAGCAGCCGCTGTAGTTGCAGCAGGAACAGGATTCACATTCTCGGTTGTAGGCACAGCTAGCGTCTCGATCGCTCCCTCTGGCACGGATGCAATCGACAATAGCCCGGTGACCCTCCACCAGAACGACCGTTATCACATTATCTCGGACGGCAGTTCGTCGTGGCACGAGGTATTCCGGACGAATTTGATCAATCCTCGGTTTATTGGCCCGCCCGTGCTGCCGTCGTACAACGTTGCTGGCTTGCCCACCACCGCGATCGCGGGGGCAAAGGCGTTCGCCATAAATGGCCGCAAACCAAATGAGGCCGCAGGCGCCGGATCTGGCGTGGAGGTATTTTACGACGGCGTCCACTGGATCGCAGGATGCATTGGCACTCAGGTTCTAGCCTGACACAAGCAAGCCAAGAAAAGCGGTCACGCATTCGGAGCATTTATGCCAACAATTTCTCAGCTTCCGGCCGTTTCGCAGGTGACCGCCGCCGACCAGCTTCCAATTAGCCAAGGTGGCGCAGCGTGCTCAGTCAGCGTCGGCACGCTACTGGCTGGCACTCAGCCGGCGATTCTCACGGCGACTGGCACACTGTTGGGGCGCACGAGTTTGGGACCCGGAGGACCAGACCCGGTCGAGGTCGGAACCGGTCTCCTCCTCGAGACCGATATCTTGGTCGCCACAGGAGCCGATCATGCGACCTTCCCCGAACAGGGTACCCTCACGGTCAGCGACCAAGCAGTTCTGAGCAGCGAAGGCAATCCTAAGCTATTGCAACTGTCGCTGTTACGTGGCCTGTTCTCCCCTGGTTCGAATATTGCGATCGATCAGTACGGCACGATCTCCGCTACGCTCACAGGCAGGACGTCGGTTGGTGCGTCTGAATATAGTATCACGAATTTGCCGGCGGTGACTACAATTTCGCCGGGCGATCTTGTAGGGATAAGCCAAACTGGATCGGATCATACGATCACCTACGCCAGTCTCATTAATGGGCAAACGATTGACCAAGCGCAAACTGCCACCGCAGTCTCTGCTACTGATACTCTTTTAATGGCGCAAGGCGGGAACGTTATGTTACGTCAAACTCTCGCCGCTGTATGGGTCTGGCTGAGTTCGCAGCTGCCAAGCTATCAGTTGCCCACGTTGGAACTTACAACTGATACCACTCTAAGTATGGCAGTTCATAACGGTCGGCTTTTGATATGCAGTCAACCCATCACCATCGTACCAGCGACGGCTGACATGGGAACTGGCTTTTCCTGCGATGTAATCAACGTCAGTACCGGCAATGTCGCATTAGGCAGCGGCATTACCACCTCATCTGGTATTTCTACTCTCGCCCCAAGTCATGCGGCATTCGTTACGTGTTCTACGTATTCTGGCGGAACTCTGGTTTACGCTTGGATGAGCACGCCCGGATAG